TGGGCTTTTTTAATCCAGTAACTGCGGGGTTTTACTGCGAGCTTGCGAATCTTGAGCTTGTCTTTCTGTTGCTGTTCTTCTCGTCGTCGTTTCTTGTCTGCTGCTTTCTCTGCTTTTTCTCTCTCCTTGCTTCGTCGCTCTATTGCTAGTTCAGTTCCATGTTCCGGACTACACCACCACTGATTTGAGAATGCCGGATGGAACCATTCATTGCATACTTTGCATTTCCTCCGGGGGGATTTAGCCATTATTTATGCTCCTGCGATAAACGTTTCGAGCCCATGTAGAAAGGTTGTGTCTTACGATGTCGCTATAATCGTCCTTGTATTTTCGCCTCATGGCTTTGCACCGGAAGAAAACGAAGACTGCAAATATCGGATAGGCAAACATCATTGCAAATAACAGCAACGAACCAATCGATAGCTTAATGATGAAAACAGGGACATATCTAACTTCTGCATCCGGAAACTCAACGACCTCATCGAGCAAGTTATTGGCAATATTCGATGTGCATTGAGCTGAAGCTGATATGCAGTCAATGAAATTGAAGTCATATCCTGCTGCCGCTGCCCATGCAGGGTTATCCTGGAAATGTTTGAACGTTATTTCTCCATATCGGCTAATTATCATCATCTTCCTCCCACATGGTTGAATTAGGGTCGCTCATAAGCTCAGCACAACAGTGCTCGCACATGTAGATTTCAAGCGAGTGCAGAGTTTTATTGCAGTTGGCACAGTACCCGGCGCGATAGTTGCTATCTGCGTGGTATTTGGTGATTTGGTCAGGGGTTAGCATTGGCTTTGTCCTGCATCATGAGGAAGACAATCATGGCGGCGCGGAGTGGATTAGAGTGCATAACATCACAGTCGAGTTGCCACTCCACACCGTCAACCCAATAAGCGGAAGAGGTCGCACACCATAAATACAACCCATTATCTTTAATTACTGAAATTCCGTTGCTAGTAATAATCGGCCATGCGTCTGCTGGGTTGTTGCAGTAGTCGACGAGCGTCTCATTGTCGGAAAGGAGAATTGTTGCGTCATCCTGCATGAGGATTCGCGTATATCCGCTTAGCTCAAGCCCTAGCGCCTTACATACCATCATGTTTATCTGTGCGTCATGTAACTGTGAATAATCCATATCAATGCAACCTCGCTGTTGTCTCTTCCGGATCGGTAATCTGAATAACCATGTCGGAATCTTCAAACTGATACATGTAGGCGCTACCTTCTTTTCCTTCTAATCGACCCTGCACATAACCGCATATCCAGCTCATCATCATTTGAACCGAATCTATGCCGTCGCCTTCCATGTCTTCGAGAAGGTCAGCGAGTCGGTCTGCGTAGTCGTCATCTAAGTTACTCATCTTTTTATTTCCGCTTCTTTGATTACATTATTGAGTGATTTGCTGGTAAGTTTCTCCGGGCTCTCATGCAGGAATACCTCAACATCCTTGAAAGAGCATTTACCCTGAACGTAGTCAGTACTATCAATGCCTACCGAAGCCTTCTGAAATGCTTGTGGTACTAAATCATTTTGATATCTACCATCCACCAACTCTGAGTACGTGAGGATGCTTTTAATCTGATATTCTGCTTCGGTAATGGATTTTCTCATCCAGACAATATCCATGGATAACTCGATTGCCTTTGCGTATCTATCAATGTTATTTTCTTTATTCTTGTTCATGGCTAACTCCACATTTTATGTTGATATTGATTGCTCACTCTCGGCTCTTTCGCATACTCAGGGAGAAGCGCAGCGACATTCCACAGTCGTGGGTCTGCGCTTAGTGTCTTCTTTGTCTGGATATTGCGGGAGTTGTAGCGGGAGATGAGTTCGTTTGCTTCGGTGGTTGTCAGGTCAGTGTGGAAGAACCAGCTTTTACGCACATTTCCTCCTGGATATTGCCGAACCGTATTCCATCAGCAGGTCTCGTTCTACAAAACTGACATTGCAGACGCCAAGCATGTGAGGGTTCCAGATTAGAAGCATAGAGCCCTTATTATTTCCATTGACTGCCTTACCAGTATCAGCGCGAACGAATGACAATCTTCCACCAGTGATGAACCTTATTTCGCTGCATGTAGCCTTTGCTTCTTTGAACCACCCAACAGAGGTATCAGCAGGAACAAGCATCACCACCCCATGCTCGTCACTATCAATCCATGACGCTTTCCTAACCCAGGGTGTGATGTCGCTGTAAGGTGGGTTAATCCAGATATAGCCAGGCGGGAAATAACTCTCCCAGCATTCATCAAGTGCGTTTTGTTCTTCGGTCAGATACAACGGGAAAAGGTGATTGATATGGCTTGCTGCTGCATCACCGACAAAGTGAAATTCTTTATCCAGTGCTGCTGCAATTTCTGGCGGTGTTCGCCAAAGGTCGCGAATGTCGATCGGAGTGTGGCTTCCTGTATAATCGCTCATAATGTCCTCAGAAAAATGAGTAGAGTTGATTCAGCACGTTCTGGTCTTTCGTCTTGCCAAAAACATGCTTTATCGCTGCGTTAACCATGGCGCTGTAGCAGCGTTCGAATTCATCCGCTTCCATGCTGGCGTATGCCAGGCTCTTTGCTTCCGTTCTCACATCGCCATTTAACCTCACCGTCTGCTCGTAGAATCCAGCGAGTATCGTCAGGTCTTTGCGGAACCTGTCAAATTGGGTGGACTCGTCCATATGCTCAAGGCCGGCACGATTAGCGCACCAATGAGAGAAGCAGAAGTTGAAGAAGGCGAATATCTTGCGGTGGAAAGCTGGGTTGCGGGTTAACTTGAATTCGGCGGTGTACATCTCACCATTTTTGAACTTGGTAAGTCGGGGAAGGTCATGCTCAAACGCTGGAGCGAATACTCCCCCTGCGGTCTTGATCATCTCGATTTGCATAAGTTGTCCTCATACTCACTCCTTAACCTTGATTCCAGCGGCTCGGACAAGTGGCGTCCATCCCTCATAGAAGGCTGTTTCATGCATTCCTACCTCACTATCATCGAAATCTCCTGAGCCAAGAACATTGCCACAGGAGTCTTGGTAGGCGACGATTGAGTCTTTAGATATGGCTTCGCGAGATGCCTTCCATGACTGCCAATACATTTCAACCAGATTCGCAGAACCTGTTTGTGGGCTAAATCCCGTATACCACTCAAACCATTGCTCAAACTGCTTTCTTGATTCGTCCATATTCCTCTCCTGTCAGCTATGTGATGGGGTGTTAGGCTTCGGTTGGAAGCGGAGTGTATTTTACAAGGTCGAATTCCCATCCTGGCGGTAGCTCACATCTTCCATACTCATCGTATTGCCCTTGATACCAGTTGCATTTGATGTCGTAATTTCCATCTTCGTGGAATCCGATATCTGCATGATTCTCAGAAAACTCACGACTGATATCCTGTAGCTGCAAGAGTGTTACCGCACCATTCACTTCCACAATCATTGGCTCGCCCATATCTGCGAACACGAAAAAACTAACAAACACGTCAGATTTATTAATATGCTGAATGCTCACTTCGCACCTCTCTCAATCTCTGATTGATATCTTCATCCAAATAAAAAGGCCTACTGTGATGAGTAGTCCTGTGATTAGTTCTGTGATGTAGGGTGTCATACGTCTGCTCCTGCATAGCGCCGGCCTTTCTGCTGCGGCTGACTTGATGCCGTGCATTTATTTCTGGCTTCAACCTGGTCGCATTCAACAAAGTGACCGTTTCTGAATCCTTGATATACAGTACCAAGTGAGCCAAATCGGTTTTTCGTTACAATGATTTCTGCGTATGGTGCGGCCGGACTATTTTCGTCATACACAGCTTCGCGATAAAGCATGATGATGGAATCCGCATCCTGTTCGATACTTCCTGAGTCGCGCAGGTCTGCGTTAGTTGGGCGCTTGTTGGGACGTTTCTCGACTTCGCGGGAAAGCTGGCTTAGTGATACGACGGGTGTTTTAAGCTCCTTTGCCATTGCCTTTAGGCTTCCAGATATATGAGCAATAGCCAGGTCGTTTCGTTCCGCTTTAGGCTTCTGAATTAATCCCAGGTAGTCAGCCATGATGAGTGACAGATGCGGATTTTCCTGCTTAAGGCGTTCTGCAATTGACCTTATTTCCTCAACAGAAAGACGACATGCATCGACGACCCAAACATCGAGATCGGTTAAACGCTCTATGCCATTTGCTACCCTCGCCCAACCTTCATCGTCCATGCGAGTCGGATTTCGCAAAGTGCTAACCGACATCATTCCTGCGCCAGCAATGCTTCGCTCAGCAATCTGCAGTGCACTCATCTCCATTGAGAAAATAAGCACCCCGCGCTTTTGCTCCGAGTTAGGCAATGTCCGACTTGCTACGCTTTCAGCGAGTTTTAGGGAGAATTCCGTTTTACCCATGCCAGGGCGAGCAGCAACGATAATCAGGTCTTCAGCGTTAATGCCTCCGAGGATTAAATCTAATTCATCAATGCCGGTCTTAAGGTTGTCTGACTCTTCTCCGTTGCGCAGACGCTTATCAAGCGTTTCTGTGTAGTTGGTGATGATATCACCGAGGTGGACCGGTTTAATCTCGTCACGAGGTTTCCTGATGGCTGATAAACGCTTTACTAGCTCATCCATAGCTTGCCCTGATGCATCGATGGTTCCGTTCTCAATCGGGTCGCGCATTTCGCTAATAAGATTCAACACCAGGCGGCGATGATAGTTATCAGCAACCATGCTGGCGTAGCCTTTCAGGTTTGCTGAACTAGGACATGAACGAGCAGTCATCATCACATCGGTTGAGTGCTCATTACCGCATTCCTCCGCGACCATCAGGGCGTCGATCAGGTTACGGTTTCGGGCTTGCTTGCAGATTACCTCAAAAGCCTTTCTGTAGAGTGGGATGGAGAACGCCTCTGGCTCAAGTGTTGCCAGAACGTCACCTGCAGCTGGCGTTAATCCCCCCAGGAGAAGTCCACCGATAACGCTAGCCTCGATATCCTGTCTCATAGTGTTCCCTCACGAATTGCGGTTAATACTTTTGGCTGGAGCAGGTAATCGAATGTCGCCTCCCAACCGCGATCGTTATCACCGAAGTGGAATGGCCTTGCAGCTGCCATGAACGCTTTCACATAAGCCCTGTAGCCATCGATGTTTTTGGTAGCGAGAGAGTTAATCAGCTTCTTGAGTTTGCGCTGACGCTCTGCGTTGGCCTCTACAGCGTGGGGTAACCTGTCACCCACGATTTCGTTGTAGGCTTCGAGATACTCGTTGTAGTTGATGCGAACAGTCTTTCGCTTTTCAGGTTTAACCGGTTCGCGGTCATCGCAAGATGACTGTATGTTTTCTTTTCTTTCTTTCTTTTGAATATTGTCTTTTGTGTTTGACTGATTCGGTAAAGTGGTTTTTACCGATTCTGTAAAGGATAGTTTTACTGATTCGGTGAATGTTTTACCGATTCGGTTAACCTTTGTTTTCCACTCAGAAATATTCTTGTTCATTCCAACCTGGCGACCTTCCTGAATTAGCACTCCCATTCTGATAAGCTCGTTTTTTGCTGTAGAGCATTTGGTGGCTGCCATGCCAGTTAGCTCAGAAAACTGTTCGTTTCCGATCCAATCCATTTTCTTGTTGTAGCCATATGTCTTGCGCCATACAGCCATAACAATCAGTAGTTGATGCTGAGTTAGCCCGGATAGCATTACAGCCTCCAGCAGTGTGTTTGCAGTCCGGGTGTAACCATCGTCGAGTTCTGCCACACGATGCTCCACAACCTCGCTGTGAGGTTTGCGATAGTCTTCAAGTCTAGCGACGCCCATTCTTCACTCCTGCTTTGGCTAGTCTGTAAACGCCAATAAAGCGCTCTGCGAACGCCTTGTTATTGGCAGCTGTATTCACTAATCCTTCAGGTGAATCAGGGTGTCGAATCTCTTCTTTTTCCTGGTACTTTTTACGCTTTCGCATTAAAATATCTCCTGTGAATAAGTGTTGTCGTAATACAGTGTTCTCAGGCCTCAAACGTTACCGCGTTTGGGGCTTTTTCTTTTGTGAGATAGCTAGCCAACCGCTTAGTCA